ATTCATGTGTTCTCCTTGTAGGCTTGATGCGCCAATTCAGCAGTTAAAAACAAACCGAGATAGACTTGTTTTCCGTTCTTAGTTCTTCTCCTTTAATGCCTTCTCAATAGTCTTAGCAAACATAACTGAATCCCATTCTTTATTCTTGCCTAAAAAGTTTGCAATGTCCCATATTTCATCATCACTCAATGTCTGCCATTGTTTTGGGTGGGTGTAGAAAGGTGTTCCATTAGGTAAATCGTCATACCCTAGTTTTAGCAATATTCCATTATCTTGCTTAACTATCATTGGCTCTTGAGTAGTTGGTTGTTCTAGTGCTTCTTTACAGGCGTATACAGTTTCATGAATGTAAGGTGATATTAATGCGTGTCCACCAATTTGCAATCCACAATTACATAATGTATTTATCGCCATCAACAATGCTTCATCTTTAGTCATTTTTTATCCTTTCTTGATACATCTCTTTTTTTATAGCTTGGTGGCAAGGTGTACAGTAACTGGTTAATCTTTCATCAATTGCTGTACGGTGTCTAGGTCGTGATTCACATCTAGGGCAGACTGGATCTCTAGCCCTAAGTTCTTCTCTAGTTTTAATGCTTAAATACTGATTAACTAAACTAGCCAACATTTATTTACTCCTAGTCTTAAAAAAAGGCTACTCGCTGCACCTTACGGCATCTGCTTTCACCATAACTGTTAAAACGGCAAGGCTTCTTCTTCATAATCAGCTACAGGCGCATTTTTAGGTGTGCTAGACGCATTATTATTGCTAGTTGATGTACTTGTATCACTTTTGCTTTTTAATAGCGTTAAATCGCTTACACGCACTTCTAAACTAAACTTCTCTGTACCATCTTTAGCTTTGTATGGGCGATTAGTTAATTCACCTACAATGCCTACTGTTGTACCCTTTAAAAGCATAGGGGCAAGCGTTTCTGCCCTAGAACCCCAAACATTACAATTTAACCAGGTAGTTACTTTCTTGTCACCAAAACCGCTACTAAGTGCAAAACTAAAAGAACAAACCGCATCTTGATTAGGGGTAAATCTTAATTCTGCATCACGTGAAATATTGCCAGTTGCGCTTAAATTATTCATTTTATTTCCTTTTTTATGTAGTTAATCGCAAGTAAATATTTATTGCCCATCTCTTTTTTAAGTTTAGCTATCTTTTTTTCTCTAATTTCAACCAATTTAGATGGTGGGGCTGACAGGCCGTATAAGCTATGTATTAACATAATTAACCTTTCAATGATTCAGAATAGCGTTTAAGTGCTGATCGCTGTTTGCTATCAAGTCTTGACCATAGGGCTAGTTTTTCGTCATTGTCTAAGCTACTGGCTAACCTGTGGGCTTCGGTCATATCTTCATCATTGATAGCTGCTGTAATTTCCATAGCGATATTAAGAATAAACTCTTGTTCTTCAGCAGGTAAGGTGTCAAAGCTAGGCATTACTAATTCTAATGGTACTGGCTTTAATGCTGCTTTAGCTCTACCTTCATTATTTTGTTGATGGATAGCGTTTTGTACTTCATTTGCTGATGCAAACTCACTACCACCAACTCCAAAATTTAAAAGTGCTCGGCCAATCGCTGATGTTTCGCAATTCTCTACATAAGAAGTTTTATTGATCTGACTGGCACCACGAAACTCTTGTGCATGGCCATTAGCAATAATCCTGCCTAATTCATCTAAGATACTAGCTTCAACAATACATTCTTCAGCATCAATCTTAATAATCTTGCTGATGATTGAATAGTCAGCATAGTGTTCACGAAAACGATTAACACGACTGGCAACCGTTTCGTAGTCTTTACCATGAATATTTACAAATCCTTCTTTAGCCATTTTCATACTCCTTAAAGGTCAATCTCGGTATCTTCGGGTAATCCCATTAAATCTAAAAAACTTTCTAATGCTTCACCATCTTCAAGCACATTAATTAATTGATCGCCATTACCGATTGTATAGTTGTTATAGATGTAATCAGTAAACTGTTGCTGTAATGCAGCCTTATGGGCTTTAAACTCTATTGCATACATAGACATTTGTTCAGCTTCAGCAATATCGTTAGCTTCACGTTCTTCATTACTCATACTTCTTAGTTCAGCTTGTATATCGTCATCTGACATCATTTTAATTCTCCTAACTCTAATGTTTCCATAAAGGCGTTTATACGATACCTGCAGCTTTAGCTTTAGCTGTTGGTTTTCCACTTGGGTCTAGTAATCTATAGCTTATTAAACGCTCATTAACCTCAAGCCAATCGTTTAAATCTTGCCAATAAACTTCTTCATGAAAATCTCGTACACGTTTATCTTTTCCATATATGTATCTTTTTGTGGAGTTAGGTTCGTAGGTGGGTAATGCGCCAGAACGAACTGCTTCAATCAAATGGTCATGAATGTTTACATCGGCTTCACGTTTAACTACTTCTACAGCCTCTGCAATAGTATAAAAACCTGCTCTAGATAAGGGTTCTTCTAAAGCTTCCACGTCTTTATCTCTATTTTTGGATAAATCAATTTTAACGGCCATAATCTGTCCTTACGAACTCAATTCAATAGTCTTACAGTAGTTACCCCATGAAGTCATTAAATCACGCCTACGCTCAAATAAATCACTACGCTGATATGCTGCCTCAACTTCATTCTGATTAACGTGTGCTAGCGCCAATTCAACTTGTAAGCACCACAACTCATATTCTTCTTGATTGATCTGAGCATTTTCTTCATTCTCAATATCATCTAGTATTTGTTCATTTCCGTTGGCCATGTTATCTGCTCCAAGCATCTATTAAAACAATCACAGTCACAATACCTGCAAAGAATCCAATAATTAGTAAGTCCATGATTAAGATTCCAATGCTTGAGTAACAAGCCATGTTGCATGAGGGATAGTGTTTTCATATTTCTCAGCCCATTTAGCAACACGAGTAATTTCCGCATCATATAAATCTTTGATACGGCCTAGCTTGTCATCTTCTACATCAAATAAGATTTTATGTACTTGGTCAGATAACAATTCTGTTTCGTCAATGTATGAAGATAGTGGAAGTGCATTAAAAGTTAAGAATTGTTCAACAACATCTTGAATATCTTTTGGGTTTAGTTCTTCAGGCCAGTCTGGATCGTTAATGTTGCCTGTAAGTGGGAATGTAGTCATTTTTAAATCTCCTGTTATTAAGTTAATTGCTGTACCACAATTCACACTCTACTCTCTTTTTAATCTAATGCAAGCATTTTAGTATTTATTTTGCATTTATTTATTTGCACTCTGTATTAAATAGGTTTATGATGTAAATCAAGGAGATTAATTATGGAATCTAACAAAGAGTATGTAGTAAGAAAACTTAATGAACCTATGTGTAATGTAGCTGGTGTTATTAAGCATTTAAAATTAACTAGAAGTACAATATTAAAGTTAAAAAATAATGGTGATGTAAGATTTAGTGTAGTAGAGGCTTTATTCGTTTACTTTAAAAATAGTGCAGAATAATATGGAATGGTTTAGACATGATTCAAATGCAAATCTTGATGAAAAGCTACAAGAGGTTCTATTAGATTATGGCCTTGAAGGTTATGGCCTGTATTGGTATTGTATAGAATTAATTGTAGGTAAAACCTCTGCCGATAATTTAACTTTTGAAGTAAAGCATGATGCAAGAATAATAGCTCGTAATACAGGTTCAACACCTCAAAAAGTAGAAGAGATGATGAAACGATTTGTATCATTAGGACTATTTGAAAATGGTGATGGCAAAATTACTTGTATGAAAGTAGCAAAAAGATTGCAAAGTTCTGCAACAAGTAACCCAAAAATGCGTGTTTTAATACAAAATATTAAACTAAATCATGATGCCGTCATGACGAAATCAAATAACGTCATGCAAGAAGAGAAGAGAATAGAAGAGAATAGAATAGAAGAGAAGACAAACATACAGCAAAAAGTATCAGCAGTTTGTCTTTCTTTAAAGATGTTTAACATTACTGGCATTAATCCAAGTAACCCTACTTTTTTAAAACTATTAGAAGCTGGTGCTACTAATGAAGAGTTTTGTAATTGCGCTAAAGAGGCAAAAGTTAAAAAGTTTAATTACTTATTGCAAATGATTGTGAATATGCGTGATGAGGCTAGTAGTTTAAATATTAAGAAAGGGGCATCAGTTAAGAAAATGAAAGGTCTTGGGTTTATATCTGATGAAGAATTTAACGAATGGTTAGAGCCTAAACAGGGAGTAATTACAAATGGATGATTCAAACAAAAAGCAGTTTTGGGGTATGTTAAATGTAACAATGGAATTGACTAATAAACCACCATTGACTAAAGAAACAATATTAGCTTGGTGGACTATGTTATCTAATTATGAATTTGAAGTTGTTAAGAAGGCACTTAATCAATGGGTTGATAGTTCAAGTAAACCACCAACTCCACATGACATTAAAGAACTATGCTCACATAAGGTTACGATATTTGCTAAAATATCTTCACCATTAGCTATACAGGATAATAAACGTCATGCTGATAACGTGGTTAAGTTTGTTGCTGATCGCTTAATATCTAAGACTGACTATAAAGCATGGGCTAAAAGGATATTAGCTAATCCTAATCAATTCCCTGATAAAAGTGTTCAATATGCTAAAGAAGCGTTAAATGTTGTGGGTTAAATTAGATAACTACTGTATTAAGTGTAAAGACTTCTTAATAGCTAAGTACATAACTCCTAATGGTGAGAAGTTTGGATTAAGCCACCATAACAAGAATCATGGTTACTTTGACACAGCACTTAAAGCTAAAGCCAAAGCATTAGAAATTAATAATGCTAAATAAACAGTTTAATACTGAGTTACATGAGCATTATGATGAAATAGGTAGATTAAGAGCTTATAAGTTATTTAAACAACTCTATGGGATTGAGTTAATAGATAACCCTGATGAGTACGCAGTTGATCTAATAGCAATAAAGAATAATAAGATTGTAGGTTATGTTGAAGTAGAAGTTAGAGAAGCATGGGATGGTGTATTTTTATACGACACGTTAAACATACCAAGTAGAAAGAAAAAGCTACTTACAAATAACTTACCTACGGCTTTAGTAGCGTTTAATAAACAAGGTTCATTTTGTTTTATATGTAAAGACACAGTAGTTCTAGCTTCACCATTGATAGAGGTACAGAATAAATACATACCTAATGGTGAGTTTTTTTATAAAGTACCTGTGGATAAAATAAGGCTAATCACATTATGATAAATAACTTTTACTTAAGCCCTGCTAACTTACCTAATTTAATTAAAAAGTTAAGTGAGCTAGACCTTTCATTGGGTTATGTAGTGTCTGCCAAGCTAAGAAAGATAACTCGTACTGGCTTACAGAATGACTTTTACTGGAAGTTTGTAGATGAGTTTGGTAAACACTTTGGCTACGACAAAGACTTCACTCACGATCTTCTAAGGTTTAAATATTTATATAAGATTGTAGACTTTGATGGTGTAGAGGCTAAACAATTACTTTCTACAACTAAATTATCTACAAAACAAATGGGTGAGTACCTTGATAACTGTATGCGTTACGCAGCCGAGAATGGGTTTTATTTTGATGATAACTAAACCTATAAAAACTAAATTATGTCGTGTATGTCGTGTAAAATACACACCGAGTAGACCGCTTCAATCAGTTTGC